TGCCCATATGATCCGACTAACTTCGTAACCACATTCAACCCGCTGCTTGTGCGCTGGTCAGATCAGGGCAATGCGTATGAATGGGTGCCGCAGGTAACAAACCAATCGGGTGAACAGACTCTCTCGCACGGGTCATATATCGTCGCTGCTGCGAATACCCGTCAGGAAATCCTGATCTGGACGGATACGGCTGTGTTCTCCATGCAGTACGTCGGTCCTCCGTTTGTGTGGACTTTTAACCTCATTGACCAAGATATATCCATTGCTTCGCAAAGCGCAGCGATTACGGTAAATAACATTACGTTCTGGATGGGGCGGGATAAGTTCTTCCTGTACACAGGTCGTGTCGAGACCTTGCCTTGTACGCTGCGTCAGTTTGTGTACAGCGATATTAACTACGATCAGATTGATCAGGTCTGTGCGGGTTCTAACCAAGGCTTCAACGAGGTCTGGTGGTTTTATCCTTCCGCCAATAGCCAGACTAATGATCGGTACGTGATCTATAACTATCTTGAGCGAGTCTGGTACTACGGAACTCTTACCCGAACTGCATGGGCGGAACACACCCAGAGAGATTTGCCTGTTGCGGCGTTCTCAGTACAGAACTCGTACCTTGCTACTTCGATCAATTCTGCTGTTACGACGATTGCCTTGATTGATGCGTCGGCATACCCGGTTGAAGGCACGGTGCAGATTGACTCGGAGCAGATTACTTATACAGGGTTAAGTGGCAATACTCTCACTGGGTGTATACGGGGTGCCAACAGTACAACTGCCGCCTCGCATGATCTGTACACAGCCGCTCCCTACACGGTGCCGAATCAGGCGCTGTTCCATGAGGTAGGTAACGACGATGCGTCAGTAAGTCCCGCGTTGCCGATTGAGTCTTTTATTGAATCGTCAGACTTTGACATTCAGGACGGGCAGAGTTTTGGCTACGTCTGGCGCATCCTGCCGGATTTAAACTTTACTGGCTCTTCAGCAACCAGCCCCACGGTCACGCTCACGGTCAAACCGCGTCAAAATTCTGGCACTAACTACACCTCTGCCGACAGCCCCACGGTCACGCGCACTTCGACGATACCGATCCAGCAGTACACGGGTCAGGTCTACACCCGCATCCGGGGCCGTCAGATGTCGTTCCGAGTCCACTCGACTGATCTTGGTGTGGCGTGGCAGATGGGCATGATGCGAATTGATGTTCGCCCGGATGGACGCCGATGACCGTCGCTCGTGGAGTTGTCGCCCCTAACCTGCCGCTGGCTCCGTCCCAGTATGAGATGCGGTTTCAGGACCAGTTGAATAACGTCCTGCGGCTGTACTTTACGCAGGTCACGAATAGGATTAACTCGCCCACCGCGCACGGGTCGTATTTTGATACGACTACTCAAACAAATCCGGTGGCGGACACAGTTAATCTTTTCACATATAACTCGTCTGTATCCGAGCAAGGCGTTACTCGTGGGGTACCGACTTCCAAAATCTACGTAAGCCAGACGGGTATTTATAACTTTCAGTTCTCCGCTCAGTTGGATAAATCGGGCGGTAGCGCAAGCGCCGTGTATATCTGGCCCCGGATTAATGGAGTTAATGTTCCCGATTCGGCTACCAAGATCGTAATCGACGGCCCTAACAACGAGATCGTGGCGGCGTGGAACTTCGTGCTTGTGATGCAGGCAAACGACTATTTTGAGTTGGCTTGGCAGTCGTCTGACACCGATGTGATCATTCCTTACGTGACTGCATCAGGCAATATTCCAGCGATTCCGTCCATTATTCTGTCCGTGGTTTGGGTGTCGAACTACGAAGCCAACTAATCAGTGATATGATCTGGAGCAACCATGTATAACCAAGCCCCCGAAGCAGGTCTCGCATCACTCCTCGCCTCCCGTGGCCGGAATGGGGATTCTGTTCTTGTTCACATGGCCCCACAAGAAGTTGCGGGTTTGCAACAGTTGGCAACGGCTCACGGCGGCAGTCTGACCATCAACCCGGAAACGGGCCTGTACGAAGCTAACTTCTTGAAGAAACTCCTGCCGATGCTCGCGGGGGCGGTGCTGACTCCACTGACGGGGGGCTTGATCAACCCGATGACAGCGGGTTTGCTAGTCGGCGGAGCCACGGCGCTAATCGAAGGCGACCTGAAGAAAGGCTTGATGGCGGGTCTCGGGGCGTACAGTGGGGCAAATATTTCTCAAGCCTTGACCAAAGCCGCCGAAGCAGCGGTGCCTCCTCCCCCCACCCCGCAAGATGTTGCTAAGGTAACCCAAGCCACTGAAGCGGCAAAGAACATAGTTGGAGCAGGACCGGAGGCTGTAAAACTCTCGCAAGTAGTGACCAATACAACTCCGGGTGGTCTGGATATTCCAAAAATTGGGATGCAGGGTATTAAAGCCCCTTCACTGCTTGAGTCCTCAACTATGGGGCAACTCGCTAGCCAAGCAGCAACTGCTGCTCCCACCGGTCTCGCAAGTCTGACACAAGGCGCAAAGAGCCTCTTCACTAGCCCGCAATCCCGCGAAGCATTCGGTACGGCGCTTGGTGGGGGCTTTGAATCTAAACTTGGTCAGAGTGCTTCTAAGTACGCCACGCTCGTTGGGGCGTTGGATGCCATGACACCCGAAGTGAAGCCCCCGACTCAGGCGCAGTTGGGCGAGGACATGTATTACATTCCGGGGCAGGTCAACCCGAACTATGGTAAGGGGTACAGCGAGTCCTACTTCTTGCCGGGGCAGTACTACAAGAAAACCCCGCAGGGGCTGGTTCCGACCAATCCGTTTGCCAAGGCTCCGGGTTATGCCGATGGTGGGGTAGTAGCCCCGTTTAGTGGGCAGCGGTCATTGCCGCATCAAACCAATATGATTCCGGCGCCTAATCCGAACTACCCTCTTTCGACGGTAATGCAAACGAATTACGCGGCAAACCCCCAGTCACGAGAAGTAGTCGGGTCATACCAAGAACCCATCGACCCGTATACGGGAGAACAGCGTTTTGCTGATGGCGGTCCTGTCGATACGTCGGCTGTGATGGCTTATGTCGAAGAGTTGAACCGAAGGGCGAAGAACCCGGTTGTTGCTAAATACGACACGGCACCGGCTAAAGCCCCTTTTAATCCGTATAACCCATTCGACCCAGAGAATAACCCTACGGACCCGCGAAACCGGGATCCTGTAGCGCCTAGAGAAGAGGTCAGTACCCCGCAAGCGGTGGCCCCGATATTTGCCCCGCCCATTGCATCCCCGGCACCTGTGGCTCCGCCTCCTGTCGTGACTCCGCCTCCTGTCGTGACTCCGCCTCCTGTCGTGACTCCGCCTCCGGTTGTTCCTCCGGTTGAAACACCTTTTGCCCCTATCGCCCCTCCTGTTGAGGCTCCTGTTGCGGCTCCGCCGGTTAACTTACCTCCGGTCGATGTCACTGCGCCTCCGACTGAGCCTCCGGCTGATATACCGGCAGTAGACGTGGGTGCGCCGATTACACAGCCTGAAATTAATATGCCTCCTACGTTTACGGAGCGTCTTGCTGCTGCCGGAGAAAGGGCGCTTGAGTACGCAAAAGAAAATGCTGGGGCATTGGTTGGAGGGACGCTTGCGGGGCCTATAGGGGCTTTGGCGGGATCAGCGGCACAAAAGGCTTTTAATAATATTTTTGCTGATCCAAACGTAATGACTCTAGACGCATTCCGCAGTGGTGTAAGAGCAGACACTCCAAGCACTCCTACTGGCGGACTCTTACCAAAAGACGAAGACAGAAAGAAAAATACAAAAAAGTTCGTTCAAGGCGGCATGACCGCCCCAAACCCGTTCGGCGCACAAGGCGAGGACTACAATTTTGGCTTTGCGGGTGGCGGTATGCCTGAGTACCAAGCCGGTGGGAAACTGCTGAATGGTCCGGGCGATGGTATGTCAGACGATATCCCTGCCGTGATTCGCGGTAAGGGAGTACAACGTGCTGCGTTGGCCGATGGCGAGTTCGTCATTCCGGCGGATGTGGTATCGCATCTCGGTAACGGCTCCACGAAAGCGGGAGCCAAAAAACTTTATCAAATGATGGATCGTATTCGTCAGGCTCGGACGGGCAAATCACAACAAGCCCCTGCCGTAAAAGCCAACAAATACCTTCCTGCTTAATCGGGAGCGATCATGGCCGCTACAGAAACAATCCAAACTACCTCCAACATTCCGGAGTGGATGAAGCCCTATGCAGCGCAGTTGCTGGGGCAGGCACAAGCATTAAGTCAACGTGGCTATGAGCCGTATACTGGGCAGCGCGTAGCGGAGTTCACGCCGCAACAAATGCAAGCGTTCCAGAATATTGCTGGGATGCAGACTGCGGATCAGATCCGTCAGGCCACTGGCCTTGCTGGGTTGGCGGGTGCTAGGGCTGGGGAGTTGAGCCGGTACAGTCCGGCTGCTGAGCGGCAGTTCTATGAGTCTCCTGCCTTCCGTGAAATGGCGACTGGGTTTGAGCGGGTCTCGGCTCCGGGCGCTACGCAGTATCAGATGGCGGGTCCAGAACGGGTCGCTGCACAGCAACTGCGTGAGTTTCAGATGGGGCCTGCCGAACGAGTGGGCGCGTCGTGGATAGGTGCTGCTCAGATGGCTGCTCCCCAGCAGGTGGGTGCTGAGCGTGTGGGTGCTGCTCAAATGGGTCCGGCTGAGCGTGTGGGTATTGGCGCTCTCCAGCAGTACCGGGTTGCGGCTCCGGAACGTGTTGCGGGTCCTGCGGCCTATCAGCAAGTTGGTGGTCCTGCATTACAGCAATATCAAATGTCGCCTGCCCAGCAGGTTCGTGCTGCTGAACTTGAACGCCTCGGTATGGTGGGGCCGCGTGATGTGTCTGCACCGTCGCTTACACAGTATCAGATGGGTCCGGCTGAGCGTATAAGCGCAGAACGAGTTGGGCTTGGAGCTTTACAAGCGGCACAATCGGGGTTCCGTCCTGACCTGCAAGCCTTTGAAATGGGCCCGGCGCAGCAAGTAGGGGCTGAGCGTTTTGGCGTTCCCCAGATGCAGGAGTACATGTCGCCTTACATGCGGGGCGTCGTCGAGCAACAGAAGCAGGCGGCAGTCCGTGACTACATGAGGCAGTTGCCGGGTATCGGCAGTGCAGCCGCTCGTGCCGGTAGTCGTGGTGGCACTCGTGAGGCGTTGCTTGAGTCAGAGGCCCGGCGTGGGCTTGCTGAGCGGATGGGCGATATTGAGGCTTCGGGACTTCAGCAGGCGTACCAGCAGGCTGCGAGTCAGTTTGGACAAGACCGTGCTGCGCTTATGCAGGCCGCTCTCGCTAATCAGCAAGCGGGTCTCACGGTTGGTCAGCAAAACCTTGCATCACGTCTCGGTGTGCAGCAGTTGGGTACTCAGACTGGCCTGCAAGTGGCGATGGCGAACCTGTCGAATGAACAGCAAGCACGAGTACAGCAGGAAGCGAATCGTCTGCAAGCCTCTGGTATGAACCAGCAAGCAGCGTTGCAAACGGCTTTGGCTAATCAGCAGGCTGGGATGGCTACTGGGCAGCAGAATCTTCAAGCTGCACTTCAGACTCAAGGACTTGGCGCACAGCAGGCGCTTCAGGCACAACTTGCCAATCAACAGATGGGCTATAACGTCGGCGCGTTTAACGTCGGTGCCGAGCAGCAACGTCAACAATTGATGGCTCAGCAGCAACTGGAGGCCCAGCGTCTTAATCAGGCTGCGGGTTTGACTACGGCTTCGCAGAATTTGGCGGCTCAGTTGCAGACGCAGGGACTGTCCTCGCAGCAGGCGTTGGAGCTTGCTCGTCTCAATCAGCAGGGGCAACTCTCGACCGAACAACTCCGCGCCCAGATTGCTCAGGCGAACCAAGCAGCGGGCATGAATGCTGAGCAGGCCAACCAACAGGCGGCGCTACAGGTTCAGCAGTTGGGTACCCAGTCGGGGCTTCAGGCGGCTCTGGCGAACCAGCAAGCCGGTATGCAGGTCGGGCAGCAGAACCTCCAAGCCCAGCAACAGTCGGCTTTGGCTAACCAACAGGCAGCGATGCAGGCGGCTCTGGCGAATCAACAGGCTGGACTTACTACGGGGCAACAAAACCTTCAGGCACAACAGCAGTCGGCTTTGGCTAATCAGCAGGCGGGACTCCAATCGCAGTTGGCTAATCAGCAAGCCGGTATGCAGGTTGGACAGCAGAATCTTGCTGCGCTCTTGGGGATTCAGCAGTTGGGGTCTCAGCAGGGACTTCAGGCGGCTCTGGCGAACCAACAGGCGGGTATGCAGACGGGGCAGAGCAACCTCCAAGCCTTGATCAACCAAGCGCAGTTTGGCGCGGGTCAGGGATTGCAGGCACAACAGTTGAACCAAGCCGCGCAACTTCAGGCTCAGCAGCAGGGGTTGTCCCAGTTGGCGCAGGCTAACCAGTTCGGACTTCAGAATGCCGCGCAGCGGGCGCAGTATGGTCTGGCCGGGCAGCAGTTGGCGGAGCAGTCGCGACAGTTTGGTGCGGGGCTTGGGCTTCAGGGTCTGCAACAGCAGTTGGCTGCGGCGGGTGCTTTGGGTGGCCTTGGTATGCAGCAGTACCAGCAGCAGATGGGTATCGGACAGGCGCAACTCGGTGCAGGCGGTCAGCAGCAGGCGCTTAACCAAGAACTGCTCAACACGCAGTATCAGGACTTCCTCAACGCGCAGCGGCTACCGTTCCAGCAGGCGGAGTTCATGTCAGGTATCCTTCGTGGTATCCCGGCGACCGGCCAGACGCAGCAGATTTATCAGCAGCCGGGTAGTTTGTTTGGACAGATTGCTGGCGTAGGATTAGGGTTGGGTAGCCTGTTTGGCGGATTGGGCCAGACAACTGGAGGTAGACAATGATTGGTCCAGTTAGCGGCACAGGCCGCGCCATGATGGCCTCGCTCCAACAAGCGATGGCGAAGGGTATGCCCGCTGACCAAGCGGTCCAGTATGTCAAGAGCATGGCTATGCAAGGCGTGGCCCCCTTGGCGGATCTCTACGCCATGATGAATCAGTTCCAGCGTTTAAAGCAGCCGCAGGCACAGCCCCCGCAAACCCCGCCTACGATCCGTGATCAGTTGAATATGTTGGACCAACAGCAGCAGATGCGGGGTGGGATTGGTGGTATGCAGGCTTCGGCTCCTCAGCCTAGCCCGATGGATCGTGGTCTTGGCGCGATTGACGCTGGCCGTATGGAGTATCCGCAGTTTGCTGGCGGTGGCGTCGTTGCTTTGGCGGGTGGAGGTGATTTTGACGTTGAGCAAGTTTATTCCAGAGGTAAGCCACAGGGTGCAGATCAGTTTAATTTGACTGCGCTTTATCAATTTGGGGAACAAGCTTCGCCGGAAGAGTTGGCACGGATGTATGCTAAAGCTCTCAGTCAAAATGACTTTGATACTGCAAATCGTCTTGAACCTGTGATGCGCCGTAAAGGTTTGTCACAGGACTATATGAATTACGTCCGAAAAAACACAGCCCTTGGATTGAGCGAACTTCGCCAAACTAAGGCCCAAGAACCGGTGAATCAAATTCTGTATGGGGCGGCGGCAGGTGCTGCCCCCACTGATTCTCCTGTTCCTCCCCCTGTCGCGCCCCCTGCTGCAGAAACACCCCCAGTGCGTCGTATCGCGAAACCCACCCCTGCTGCAGCCGCGCCTCAACCCACGTTGAATGAGAGCATCGCAGAGATACGCAAGCCCCTAATTGAGCGTGGTTTGCTGACTGCTGAAGGACAGAGCGTGGCGAGTAACAAGTTCCGTGACTACCTCACAGGCGAACAAACCCGCATGGAGGAAGAGTTTGGCAAGGACAGATCGCTTGCTTTGGCTGAAGCCGGGTTCCGTATGGCAGGGGCGGCTTCACGTCCGGGTGCCACGTTCCTTGGTGCATTATCTGAAGGTGGTGTGAGTTACTCGCAAGCCATTCGTGGCATGAACAAAGAACTGCAGGCTAACCGTAGACAGATGATGCAGGCCAAATACACGCTCGACAAAGCCGACGAACTTGAGGCTCGGGGCGAAGTTGAGAAGGCTGTCACGTTGCGTCAACAGGCGCAGACTCGCGCAGATGACTTGCAGAAACATCGCGACAACCTCATGGTGGACTTTGAACGCATCGCCGCGACTCGTGAAGGTACTGCGGCTCAAATTGGCGCGACTCGTGAAGCTGCGCAAGGCCGTATGGCTTTGGCAGGAATGGGGCAGCGGCTGGAAGAAACCCAGATGGTTGCTGAACAGCTTCAAACTGATCCGATATACCGACAACTTCAGACTGACCTTCTTAAAGCCAAAAAAGGCGGTGACACTGAGGCTGCGTCTGGTATACAACAACAGATGAAGCAGCGTAGAAATGAAGTTCGCGGGGAACTTGGCTTGAGCGCGGCAGACGTGACGACGGCAACGCGAGGTATGGAAGCGGCTGGTGGGGGTCGTGGTGTAACATTCCTCGGTTACGAGTAAAGGGATCGTTCTATGCCTATTGCACGAGTCCGTCTACCGGATGGCCGAATTGGCCGTTTTGAGGTTGATGAGGGGTTAGCCCCTGAAGACGTTGAGCAATACATCGCGGGGATGTTTCCTCCGCCTGATGAACAACTGTCTACGCCAGTCGAACAAAAAAGGACGACCCCAGCTACCACTATCTCGGGTGAAGTTTTAGAAGTTCTCAAGGGTATCCCGTCTGGCGCGGTGGGTTTGCTTCAGTCTGCCGCCACAGGTGCGGCTGCGCTTCTGCCTGACCAAGCCGAACGGGCTGTGCGTGGGCAAATTGAAGACATCGCAGGATCACTTCGTGAGCCGTTTGAAGCTGCGGCTGGCTATGAAGAGTCTATAGGACGTAAAGCAGGCGAGGCGCTCGGGTCCACCGCACCTTTTTTTGCACTTGGCCCTCTTGGTGTAGCAGGCCGGTTGGGCGCTGCAGGGCTTGGCGTAGGTGCCGGTGCAGGCGAGGCGCGGGTCCGGGCAGAACAGGAAGGCGGCATGGAAGAGCGTGGCGCAGCCACGGCTCTCGGTGCTTTGGTCGGAGCGACTGAAGTTGTGCCTGTATTCCGATTCGCAGACCGAATCCTTAACCGTTTGCCGGATCAAGATAAAGGATTAGTTTTAGAGTACATCAAACGCGCTGCGGCGGCTGGTGGAGAAGAGTTTGCACAAGAAGCCTCGGCAAACATCGCCCAAAACCTCATTGAAAAAGGACTCTACAACCCCGAACAAGATGTCTTTGAAGGGGCGGCAGAAGAAGGTGCCTATGGGTTCGGCATCGGAGCCTTTATACAAGGACTCACCGATTTGGCCGTGGGACGCCGTGTTCGTGGTGCAGTGGCCCCACCGGAGGGCGAAGATGAACGTACAAGAGTTGGTACTGAACAAGTTATCACGGGAGCAGATACAAGAGGCGTTGAACTGCCTGTATCACGAGTTGGAGCCGCAGGACCAGATGTTGAGGGATTTAGAACCGCAGGAATGGGCGTTCCTCGTGGCCCTGCTCGACGGGTTGATGAGGGAGAGGAAGGTGTACAACCTCCACTAGAACCCGATCCGATTTCGCAACTGATTGTAAACAGAAGAGGGGCATCTGATTTTGCACGGGGGCTTTATGAGCCAGACCCGCAAGATGCGACTACAACAAATTTAGATTTAGATGAAGTCCCTTCTATGGATGACATAGAAAGGGCCAAAAATTATATAAAACAAGTCTCACAATACGCGTTGCAAAAACGATTTGGCGACGAGGTCATTCTTTATCGTGGGCTGAAAGGTACTGAAGATAAAACTCCTGTACTGAGTTACAGCTTAGATAAAGATACGGCTAAATTTTTTGCTGAGCAACAAGGTATACGTAGTGGACAGATTGAAGAAATAAAAGTCCCGGTATCAGACGTACTTTCATACAGCAATGCTATTGGCGAAAAAAATTTTGGGGAAGAAGAAATACTGATACCAACTACTGCGAGACAAAAAGCTCTCAACGTAGAACCCGCCCGGTTCCAAATCGATGAAGACCCGGAGTCTTGGTACTACTCCGAACTTGCCCGTCAGGCTGAACGACTGCCTCTCAAGTCGGCTACGCCGCAGCAGTGGCTTGCCACGTTGCGCAACAAGAACGTCAAAGACGAAGAACTTGAATACACCGGCTTCAAGGACTGGCTTGAGGCACAGGAAGGTAATGTCAGCAAAGAAGACGCACTGAACTATCTCGCCAACAATGGTGTAACCCTTGAAGAAACGCTGTTGGGAGAGAACGCGGGTGGTAAACAATACGAAGTTTATTCTGATTTTGGGGACCTTATTGATACATTTGACAGCGAATACGAAGCTGACAATTTTATACGATCTATTTCTTTTATTGCAATAGATGAGTTGGATCCTGCCGATATGCCGGGAGATTATGAGGGAGATTTTGACGATTACAGAAACGCAGTGTATGACTTTGAGCGAGACCGCTATTCAATAAAAGAAAAAACCATCCCCGGCGCAGAAGGCATAGCCGGTCCCGTTAAATATTCTGGGTTTAGGCATCCGTTTGGTGATAACTATCGCGAATTAATTATTCGTATTCCTACTATTCCTGCAGTACGACAAAAAGCTGAAGCACTCCGTACTGAATTAGTAAATACGCAAAATGAATTTGTAAACATCCAAGATCAGATAAGTCGCTCCGAGAATGACGCAGACTACAACACTAGGACTCTGGGGTACTATACTAAGCTAGATGAACTGCGGCATAAAAGGGATTTAATAACACACGAAATTAATAAACTTGCTAATGAAAATACATTTCAAGAAGAGCATTGGAATGAGTATGGTCGTAACGCCATAGGCCATATGCGCATGTCAGACATGAACGACGGCAAAGTGCTGATGGTTCATGAAATGCAATCTCAACTCGCGCAGACCGGTCGCGATAGAGGATTTGTTGGGGAAGAAAAAGAACCCAAGATAGCGGCTGCGCTTCAGCAGTACCAAGAACAACAAAAAATTATAAATGATGTCGATGAAAAGTTAGAGGACCTACGGCGAGAAGAACGTAAGTTAACTCTACACACGGTAGATTTAGAAGATGCTATTAATAACTGGGAGGACTACGCAAATCCTAGAATAAGAGTTGATTTTGTTGATTTATTTCCCGGCGCAGAAAAAATAATCTCTGAGTTTGAGAAAGGTGAATCTCCGTACGCTATATTTAAATCAGCGTCTGGGGCTTATATCGGACTTTATGATTTTTCGTCATATGACCCGACTCTCCCAGAGCCATCAACACAATCGTTGTTGACTAAAGATGCCCTAAAGAAAAGATTTGAAACTTTACCGCCTTTTAAACAAGAATCTTTTTACGGGGCTTTAGGCCAGATTTCCGCTTCATCTGCAATTCCTCCACGAGAACTTCGAAGAGTTAGAGAGGAACTCGGTTTGGTTAAAAGAGATGCAGAAAATATGGCTACTCAAATAAAAGAAGCTAATTTAGAAACATCTAGAGGTCGCAAAAAAAGGTTTGATACCCCACGCTTTCCGTTTAGTGGTTCGACGGACAAGTGGCAAAACCTCATTCTGAAGCGAATCCTGAAGTACGCTGCAGATAATGGTTACGAACGGATTATGTTTCCGCAGGGACAAGAAGCAAAAAGTTATACGATGGGTGATCTACGTGGACAAGAGTTCTTCTATGATGTTATTTCGCCTAAAAACATTAAAAATATCGTAAACAAATACAAGGGAAAGGTTACTTTCTCTAAAGTTAGGTCGCCGTGGGAGTTGGAATCCAAGATTTCTGCTGCGATCAAAAAAGAACTTGAGGCAAATCCGAGCGTCGCCTCTGCTTACGAGGTCTTGGGTGATGGTCAAAGCATCGGCAAAAAACGCAGAACTGCTTTTACTAGACTGATGGAAGGACTTCGTAGTGGTGATATAGACCTATACCCAATCAATGAAGGGCATATTGGTGTTGGTAAACCTAATACACCGGAAGGTATTGAAACGAACAATGCCATCCGTGAGTTTATTGACGCAGTAAAAACCTACGAAAGAGAAAGTCGCCCCCTAGATGAGACTCAGCCGGGCGAAGTCCGCACGGTGATTGAAATTACTCCCGAGATGCGGAGTAACTTGCTCGTCAAACTGCCTCTCTTCCGCATGGGTCGCCGGACTACCAAAGGCATGGCGGTCTCACAAGTCCAGAAAGTAGTATCAGAATTAACCCAAGGCTGGGTAAATAAACCCAATATCAAAGTCGTCAATACTCATAAAGACCTGCCGAAAGCGTACCGCTCTGACAAGTACAAGCGTGTCCGAGGTATGTTGCTGGGTAACGACGTGTATATCGTTGCAGCCAACGCTGGATCACCATCTGAAGTCAAGGCTACGCTGTTCCACGAATCACTCGGCCATTATGGTTTGCGTGGGCTTTTCGGTGAAAAGTTAGACAAGGCGCTTAACGATATTTATGCCACGAACAGTGCAATACAAAGTCAGGCGGACGCTTGGCTACGTAAGCACCCGGATGTATATACAGGTGTAGACCGTGTTGCTCGCGCTGTAGAAGAAGTACTCGCTGCCAAGTCAGAGGCAGGGGTCATTAAAGAGCCGGGTATCCGGGCGGCGTTCAACCGTCTCGCTGCCATGATCCGCAAGTTTATTCGCAGCATGGGTATCCAACTCGACTACACCAACAACGACATCAACAACATTCTGCTTGAGTCTGCAGAGCGTGTCCGTGTGGGGCCGATGAAGTTGGGGACGCCTGATGCACGGCCTCGGTATCAGATATCACAGTACAATAACATCATCTCCGATGCGCTGGCCCGCAACGCTACACTGCCACAGTGGTCGCAAAACTTGGGTGACGGCGTAGCCGAAACACTGTCTAACCTTCCTGAAAACTTGCGTAGAGGACAGTACTACGTCTACTCCATGCCTCACATGGTCGAGTTGCTTGAGCGATACATCCCACGCATCAGAGCAATTGATCGCTTCATTGGTTACCGTGCCTCGTACACGACTGACTTGATGAAGACAGCGGCAGACAATCATGCAAAGTACAGCCGTGTTGTGCAGGGGAATCCTCAAGATTATGACAAGTTTAAAGATGTCGTAAACAATATCAACTTGTTTCAGGTACCCGTCCGTAGTCAGGCTGTCCGTGATTTGTTAACGCAAGACCGCGCTACCTTGTCGCCGCAGAAACAAAAGTACTACGACATCGCCAAAAAGTTCTATGACTTGCCCGAGGCATTTCAGAATTCAATCCTGAGCGCCGATGAGCGTAGTGGTTTGTTCGCTGACTATCGCAAGATGGGTGATAAGAAGTTTGATATTTTTGCCGAGGTCTACGGTGGTCAGTTGGGCATGGGTGTTGTACGTGACCTGCGTGAACGCTTTGAACGCGAGCGTTTGCCGATGTATGCCCCGCTTGTCCGTGGCGAAGGTGCGCACTGGTTGTATTACGAAACGACCGATGGCCAAGTAGTCAAACAACCATTCAGTAACGCTGCAGCGCGAGAGACTGAAATCAAGCGAATCACGCAAGAAGGTCTTGCTAATACAAATACAATTCAACGCGTTACGCGACCGTCAGAAATCCGACAGAAAGGTCCGCCGCCGGTTGGCTTCTTGGGTGAAATTATCTCCAAGTTGGAAGACAAACTGAGCGATATGCCGGAGGCACAGAGGAAAGAGATTATCGATGGTGTCTACGACACGTTCCTCCAATACTTGCCGTCCAACATGCTGCGGCAGGAACTGACAAGCCGCCAGACTTCAGAAGTTGACGGTGCGATACAGTTCGGTGTGCTGGGCTTTGACCAAGATGTCCTTGCGGTATACGACCGCACCATGCCGAAGATGGCGTATCAGTTGGGTAATTTGAAGTTCGCGTTGCCAATTGAAAACGCGATGAAGAAGATTTTGGAGCAAGCAAAACTCTACGAGATTGCTGTCAGGGACAACAATATTCCTGAGAGACTCAGAGGTCGTAAGTTGATGAGTCCCAAGGCTGTGTTCGACGGCGTTGAAGATATGCGGCGTCGGCTCGACTTTGCCTATAACCCCAGCTATGCGCCGTGGGTTAATGCAGCGGCTACAGCCAACTACGTTTACAGCATCGCGGGTAACATCTCCTCGGCACTGATCAACACTACAGTACTTGCCATGATAACGTGGCCAATGCTGATGTCGAAGTACGGCCCAGTGAAATCTATCGCTGCGATGGGTCGCGCCATGAAGATATTCCTTGAAGGTGGTGTAGATGCTCAAGGCAACTTCACATTTGGTAACGCTGCCTCGGGCGAACTCAAGACACTGTTCAATTACCTTGAAAAGCGTGGTGCGATAGGTATTGCAGCAGAACAAGAACTGCGTCAAGCCCAACGTGCAGCGATCAGCGGCTACGAAAGCACGATGGACAAGATCAACTTTGTCGCAGGCTACGTGTTCAAAAACTCAGAGCGGTTCAACCGTGAAGTGACGATGCTGGCCTCGTTCATGTTGGCACGGGAGAAAGGCAAGGGATTCCGTGAGGCGGCTGAAGAAGCCATCCGGTTGAACAACAACATCAACGGTACAGTGCTGCCTGAACAAGCCTCGCGCATGTATCAGACCAATCTTGGCCGTGTGATCTTGACGTTCCGCACCTTTGCCTTGACCCAAATCATCGCTCTGTCCCGCATGTTTGGTCGTGCGCTTAAAGTTATTGACGCTACACCAGAAGAACGTTCGTTAGCGCGTAAGCAATTGCTTGGCGTGTACGGAGCCACCTACATGATGGCAGGTATGAAAGGTCTGCCGTTGTTCGGCGCGGCTGAAGTTCTCGCGGCTGCGTTGATGGGTGATGACGATGAACCCTACGATCTACAACAAGAAGTGATCGATAGCGTGGGTTTGCTCGGGCTAAACGGTCCGCTCAACGCTGCGCTGCAGGTTGATATTGCTTCTAGAACTGGTTTCAATGGTATGTTGTGGCGGGATGATTCAAAACGTTTGGCTGAAGTCGGCTACCCGCTGTACATCGCTGAGCGTGTCGCTGGTCCCACCTATGGGCTTGTCCAATCACAAATTCGCGGTATTGAGAACTTGATGGATGGCAACGTGCAGCGTGGGTTTGAGTCAATTCTGCCCGCACCGTTACGCAACCCACTCAAGGCAGCGCGGTATGCGACAGAAGGCGCACTGACCAAAAACGGTCTACCCATCGTAGACGATGTCAATGCATGGAACTCAACCATGCAAATTTTCGGCTTTGCCCCTGCAGAACTCGCGGCTACACAAGAACAGATCGGTGCGACATTCCAAATCTCGGACAAACTCCGTAATCGTCGAACTGCCCTGTTAACAAATGTATACGCTGCGACTGAAGCAGGTGATGGTCAGGCAATGATCGAAGCATACGAGGCCATAGACAAATTCAACGCCGCGAACCCGTCGTACATAATTAACCCTAAGTCGCTTCGTGCCTCATTTCGTGAGCGTCGCCGCAGAGCACTTGAGGCAGTCAATGGTATCTACTTGCCGCGTAATTTGCGCATGGCGACCGATGCCTTGATGGCTGAGCCGTACTAACGAGTGCGCCAGACCCGAATACCCATGAGACCGTTTTTGGTCGCAGGGTATGACTTGACCCGAACTTTTGCCACTTTGGCACGAGTGTCCATGACGTAGATCATTTCGGCAGGGCGTAGCGTTGGTAGGAAAAAACTATCTCCTACGCGCATCTGCTCAAACGGCAGCAAGTACTCGGGTTCAGTCAACTGTCTCGGACTTATCGGCATCGAAGAAATCTTCCGGTAGTTCAGTGTTAAACACGTAACACTTCACCGCATTCTGGTGTGTGCCCTGTTTCCATCCAGTGGTGAGTCGCTGCTTCTTGGTGAGTTTGTCACCCTCATGTACAACAAGTACTCCTGCTTTCCGCCACTCTTTCTCTGCCGCAGCCACGCTGATCTGCATACCCGGAGCAGACAGATAGTGTTCTAGCGCCGACGCAGCGATGTATTGCAGTCCAGTATGCACCTCAATGCGCCCGACAACCTTTGGTCCACGGGGTTCCATCACAACCTTGCCGTCGTTCAACGCAAGGAATCCGTTGACGTTGTTATTGAAGAAGTCTCCCAGCAAAGCCTTATAGTCAACTTCATTGATACGGAAAACATTCTTACGGATGTCGAGCATAGCCTTGATTACCGCTTTGAATATTCGGTCAAGGTCTAGTTGTACGATACCTGCTTGCACAGCGAACTCGCCTCCAGCAAAGCAGCAAGCGATCATGTTTTCATAAAATCGATAAGCAGGGTTAGCCCCGTAGTGGTCACGAAATCGTTCAGACCACTTGTGAATCATGGTCTTTATCTCGTGTTCACCTTTGGTAAAGAGATACTGAATGTAGATAGGCCCGGCGTGCCCATAATTTTCATTAAACGGATTGACAATCTCTTTACTCAGATTTGGGTTCTGAACAAAGACTTCGGGCATTTCTAACTGGAACTCAATCGTACGAGCGATCTCGCCATCTGGGCGTTTCTTGACTTGCTTCAACTTGTCATACAAAGACTGATTGGTAGTCATCACAGCAATCAATGCTGCTCCCTGCTCGATTTCGCGTTCTGCGTTCACGGACGATTGCATACGTGACTTGGCGCGACCGCTTGAGATACGATGGAGCAGACGGGACAGTATCTCGCTTTCGATGTTTGTGGCTTCGTCTAACCCAAACAGGATGTTGCGAATAGCGAGATACCGTCCCGTCAGTGCGTTATCAGTCGCGGAACCTTCCGCAAGACTGGTGTAATAGGGGTTGCCGAACACGCTGAGTCCAGCGTACATAGAGCCGGTCTTACCGACACCGCTATCCGGGCTGAGATAACTAATCGTGCATCCGGGTGTAGAAGTACGGCTCATCAAAGGTGAGCCAAACCCGGACAGTAAACCTAGCGCATGAAGTTCTAACCCCGGCAAATTGAATGCGTTGGCTGACTTTTGCCAGACCTCATACGAACCTGTCGGTCTGATGTACTTTGCATAGGCACGGATAGCAGGGGATACGGCAGAGGGCTTGACCTCGTCCTTCGTAATCTCAACCGCGCCAGTAACGAAATAAGTGAAGTCTTCGCTCCACCCCATCTGCATTCTCATAATGTCTGCTGCCTTCTGTTTCTTGAGATAGTTGTCCCAAGCGATGATGTACTCCGATACGTATTTGACAAGTGTAGGCGGGAACGTCACGCCATTGAACGGCAGCAACTCTTTCAACTTGTCAGTAGCGTATGCGAACTTAACTGGGAATAAAAATTCACTGACTGGGTCCGTGGGGGAGATATGTCTCATTAAAAGGCACTCGCCTTCAGTCGGACTCTTGAGCCGCTTGAGCGGAAAGAAATCGTCTTCAATCAGTTGGAAAGCCTTTGCCTCTATGGGGTTCCCTTCTTCGTCAAACTCGGGCTTGGGCTTGTACCAGACTCCTCCATTGACCCCTCGTACAAAGGGGGAGAGCGATGCAGGAAATAACGGAACTTCTTCGGAATGCGCCATGACCCGAACTGCGTCCTCTTCACTATACGTTTCGGTTGTCGGAGTTTCCTTGAGTCTTCGTCCAAGTTGGATTGGCCCAGACTTTCCAAACTTGTTTCGGTGAGGGCATCCTTCGCATCCTGCTGGGTTGAGGGTGTGGAAGGCATCGCAACTGTAGGCCCATTTGGCTTCAAGGGTGGCACGTGCTTTATCCTCTGTTTCTTCTGATGAATATTGGGGATGCTTGTTTGACATCGCGTGGATGGAAGCCTCTCCATCTACACATCTCACAGCGACAGAAAGTCCCGCACGCCAAAGCGGTTCTTCGATATCCGCTTGGTTTAGAACAATATGCTTGATCTGGTTGCAGCCATTACCCTGCAGGCTTTTGATAACAACGTCACTGAATACATACTCAAAATTGCTTGGTTTGGAAGGCAAGTCGGGAGCGATGGTTGCTAGGATTTCCTCAACACTTGCCTCTTCTCCCAAATACTCTTTGAACTGTTGGAAACTGTACTGCCCAAAGTCTTCATCAAGAAATCGAGTTGGCCGCTCTTGATCGTTCTTGTAATTGACGGTGTTGGGGCAGCGAAGAATACGAGCAGCATCACCCGTGACGTTGTTGTCGATCTTAATGTGGTCATTGCACAACGCCTTGAACTTCAGGACGTACTGCTTCCACTCTGATATGGGAATGTCTTGGTCAAACAACCAATAAGCGTGAATTCCTCCGCCAGAATCTGTGCGCACTGGCGGGGGCAACTTTGTAATCTGAAGGAAGTCAGCGAGTGCTGCTAACGCTTCTTCTTTGCTGCGGTACTTCTTAGAGTTCTCTGGATCAACATCAAGATCAATGTAAAACGACCGTGCGTATATTGCCGAATCAGATTTGCGGCTGTAACCAGAGAACGTACTCATCGCGACGAAGACATTCTTGCCCTCGTCCTTTAGCGCATCGATAATTTCCTCAAGTTCGTCAAGCGTCTGCGTGAACCGATTCTGGACTTTGCTGTCCTTGTCGATTGCAGTTACACAGTAGACGCCCTGCGAAGGTAAAGCCTTCTCGTAAAATTGTTTTATCATCGTCCAACTCGCAGAGATAAAAAAAGGCGGGAGGGGTTGCCTCCCGCCGAACCCAATCAGTTAGGTCAAATCTTCACTCCTATCATAGATTCGATATAGAGTTTGGCCATGAAAACGTTGGTGGCAGGGAGAGTACCGTTCTTCATATCTTCTTGGACGAGGTCCATGAATACCTCAATCATCCTTCGTTTATCCTCACGGATACCACCACCTCTGAACCAGTTGTAGACACTGATGCGCGAGGTTTCCAAAGCCTTGGCTACGTATGAAGCCGGTAGATTGGCTTCGACGCACAGTCTCCCCAATCTAACACCAAGCCGATCACCATCTGCCTTTTGCAGTGATAATAGGAATTTATGACTGTACGACCGTGCCACGGCTTACCTCACTTTTTTGACCATTCCTTGATGACATCTGCCACATCTGCAGTGGGGGCAGTAGCCGCCTTCTTGGTCTCTCTGACTTTGGGAGCAACGGGTGCAGCGACCTCAACAGTCTCTTCCTTGTTACCTTCATCCTGCTGATAGACGGTCAACTTGATCGCACTTTCAGCGGCTTGGGTCTTGGACTGCTCCGTCAGTACATCCAGATCATCTGGATTGATACCCGACACAGGCGAGAAAAGAACACGAGGTACAGGCGACTTGGTGTCGAACTGCATCTTGGTCACGACGCGACCCGCTGAGATGTTGTGGTTAGCAAGCATCTTCACGTACTCACGGAACGGCCACTTCCCATTCTCTTCCTTACCGAACACAGACGTAGCAGGAAGCACCAACTGCATGACATCGCCCTTCACATCGTTGGGCAGTACAACTGCAGTACGCCATGACAGACGACACGCAGTGCCGTTACCGCCTTGTCCAGAACCTTTTACACTATACTGACACTTGTCACATGCTGAGGCTGGCGGGTTTTTAACTTCTGGGTCTGGAGCCTTGGAATCGTTTGACCAGCAAGTCGGGGCAACCTTCTCGCCTTCCTTGTATCCACCCGTGTACAACGTGCGGCTCGGGTTGTGGGCCATCTTCACAAAGATCACGTTCATGTGGCGATCTTCGATAGCCCCCACTTCCTTACCGTTCACGATCTTGCGGAACACATTACCTTTGAGGGAAATGCGTCGGCTCGATGTTGCGGAGTTACCCGCAACGGCTTTGGTGTCCTCGTCCAAGCCGCCGATGACGGCGAGGTCGTTTTTCAAACTCGAAATAATATCCGTACTCATATGAGTCTCCTTTACTTACTTTACTTACTCTACTTACCTAACTAGCCTTACGAACCGTGACTCCGAACTCACGCATCACGTTGACACCGGGGGGCAGTCCATCAGACTGGATTTCTTCCATGTGCTGCTTGAAATTGCCTTGGTGTATACGCCGCTCAAGAAGTTCGATAGCCTCGTTCTCAAGCACGTATTGTTTGAAGTTGTCCCAGTCGCTACAGAAGTAACGCTCGTTCAACTTCCGAATGACAGTACCAAGGCTAGTCTTGATACTGTCTGCGTTTACCGTATTGCACACATCAAGCAACACGGCTTCTAATTTTTTCAAGTCTTCAACAAGTCTTTTGTCGTTGGCTTCGTATTCGTTACGGAGTCGGTCACGTTCACCCCGGATCGCCAAATACGCTTTGACTGCTTGTTCCGTATCCACGCTCATCGTTTTCCTCCAGTTCTTGTTGATACAAATCCACCAACTTTTGATGGCTATCCACTTTGCCTTGCAGCATGTTGTACATCCTTCGCTCTACGTCAGAGCCTTGCAGATGGACAACCGTCATCGTATTTCTTTGACCCACACGATCAATACGTGCGATGCATTGAAGATACGTTTCCACACTCATCACAGGTGACCAAAACACTACGGTATCTGCGGCAGTCAGCGTGATTCCATGTGCAGCGGACTGCGGCTGAATAATGAGAACACGTGGCTCGGGATCACTCTGGAATCTTTGAATGATCTGTGTTCTTTCAGTCAGTGACACGCTGCCTTGAATCACCTCACAACTGACGTGGCTATCGTTTAGATACTGCTTGACCACATCGATGGTATGAATGAATGGAACGAATACTACAACTTTGTTTAACGTTTCAGCAAGCACTTCTTCAAGTGCGTTGAGTCGTGGCCGGATGTCAAACTCAACCACTTCACGCTTGTCCGTGTAGACTGCGCCGCCTGATATTTGTAACAACTTGTTCAGACTAGCAGCAGCATTGACGGCAGTGATCTGTTCTCCCGCTGCTTCAATCAGCAGTTGCTTCTTTAATACGTTGTAGTACTTCTGTGTCTGTGGCGACAAAGGTACGTCGCGTGTCTGATAAACAACTTCTGGTAGATCAAGGCATTGCTTCTTGGTGAAGCGGATCGCTGGCTGCAATGCATCATGTACTTGTTGCGTAGCGTTGTGTTTCGGAACCCATTTAAATCTTGAAAGCTGATTCATCACTCGGTCGCGCCAAGCACCTGAATACTTGGGTACACGATCTGGAGCAATCAAACGTGCCAAACCGAATGCATCAGTTGGCGATTGCGCAGCGGGCGTACCCGTCATCATCCACAATCGTGTATCTGGTCGGACTAATTTAGCCAGCGTTTTCCAGCGCCGAGTTGTCGTAGTTTTGTAGGCGTTGGCTTCGTCCACGATGATGAGATCAAAGTTGGCCTTCTGTATGTCATCAAACACGGTATGAACACCGTCAAAGTTGATGATGACAAATTCATATGTGCCGTCGATGATTCTTTTACGTTTGTCTGCGGTGCCGTGTGCGACCCCGCACGTGCGATGCATTGCGGTCTTGAAGATGTCGGCTTGCCATGCGGACTGCATGATCGATAATGGGCAGATAACTAGCACCCTGCTAATTTGACCTAATGTAATGAGGTAGTCTGCAGCCCATACAGCCGCAGAAGTCTTGCCCGTCCCGGCTTCGTTAAAGCAGAATGCCCGTCGCCGCAGCGACAGAAACGATGCCGTATCTTTCTGATGATCAAATGGCTTGAACACTCCCGGCCAGTTGTAGTCACGCAAGATGGGTGACACAACGTCTGGAATCTCCATGTTAGGTTTTGCGGTATCAAGAATCTGCGCAAGGGCAGATAATTCATCAAAACCCCAGTAGACAACCACATTCTTGCGAGTGCCAAAGTCTTGCACAACCTTGCACCGATCAATTAGTTCAACTGACTTTTCCGCTAGCGGCGCAGGAAGCGTGAGTTGCAACGCTTTGTTTTCTAATATTTGCATCTTATCCTCAAATAAAGCCCCTTACGGGGGCCAGTCGGTCAAGACCCAGTAGAGGAAACATAAAGTTTACCCTGCTCTTGACAGGCATGGTTATGCGCCGATGAAACGCAAGGAAGCAAGTGGGGTGCAAAGTAGGCTTCCTTTATCCCTACACACTCATGCCTTGTGTGGAATTACTTCATCGCTCCGTTTGACTTACGTCGGAAAGAGCGGTTCTTGCTTGGCGACTCTAGCCTAGTGCCGTCGCTATTGCTACCACCTTTCGACAACGCTTTGACGTGAGCGATATCTTTTCCTTTGCGATTGATACCCTTCTTGTCGTACGAACGACGGGCACGTTGCCGTTCCATGCGGTCGGGGTGTTCACCCCTCTCCTTCTGCTGTTGATACTCTTTCTTGTACGGACGGGATTTGTTCACGTAAGGCATCGTAATTCTCCATTAAATCTGCTGTGTGATCTAGAACGTCTTTAATGTATTCGTGAAATTTAAAGTTGGCTTCAAACTTACGGGTTAAGCGTTCATGTGCTTCGTGCAAAGCGTCATAATTATTTCTCCAATAACGCGCATCGTAAGCAATAATTGACTTTTCGTCATTTAAATGGTCTATCTGAGCATTCTTCTTTTTTACTAACAACTTGAACTTCATTATTTGAAGTTCTGGGTTTTCTTCAGTCATATACTATCTCTCCCGATAAAACTCGCATGAATCCACCGGACACCAACCACACAACGGGGTCGGGTTAGGTGGCCAAACGTTGTTTTCATACGAATGACCAAGTCGAAATAAATCTGTTTGAAAAACACTCCACAAATCTTCAGTACAGTCACGGTAATACGTATCTGTGATAAACGCATTATGCATCACAAACAACAAACCTGCTTTGACCCGTTCAACTTGCGGAAAGTGTGCGTAGGTCATCAGTGCCATCAACTTCAACTGCTTTGCGTCGGGATAACGGTTACTCCCAGTTTTGTAGTCCACGACAAATGCAGTGTCATCGTTAACGATCAACAAGTCGGCAATCCCCCGCACCCAATAGTCGGGGAAGTCAAAGTCACATGGCTCTTTGTCAGCCGTCAGCGCCATCTTATGCTCGACATGTTTGTCACCATCTATGTTTGTCAGTGCATCGACCATTGACTTGAATCGCTGATAGTTCTTGGCAAGTGGAGTGCCATCACGGACATAATTTTCCAACGCCGTATGTACTTCCTTGCCGTATCTTATTTGGTCGGTCTCACGTACTTCGTAGTTACGCTGAACCTTGACCTCGTAGTATTGACGAGGACAGTTCGTATACTGTTTCAGACCGGAGAAAGACCATTTAACACTCTCCATACGACTCTCCATATTTAGCCTCACAGGCTACGGGCAGACCCGTCGCCCATTCAGGTGGGGTGGACATAACTTCTGTGATAAACGCCATTCCTTCTTCGATCTCTGCCTTCGGAACCACGCACACTGCAGCATCGTGAACTGTCAGCACGGGACGATAGCGTTTGCGTAGTTTCAGCATCTGCTCGCCAACGATGATTCTGGCCAAGGCTTGCACGATGTTCTCCACCATCGCGCCACCCCAGATGTTGACGACGCCCTTACGCGAGTCATAGATGTACTTGTTGTCGCGCATTCTCAAATTGGGGTAACGAATGAAGAGTCCGTTAGGAAGTTTTAGCCCATGCGGAGTAGCCCAGACGACTGGCGCAACGCCGAGTTTGTACTCGTTAGTTTTGTGTGGCCAATCAGCCAAATGTTGTAGCGAGGCATCGCACTCACGCCAGAGTTCGATGATCCGATTGTTCTCCTGCCGATACAGATCGACGATGCGCTTGCACTCTTCCTCTGGCAGATCCGCACCGGGGGGTTGAGTCTTCAACGTGTGCTGAAGTTTCTTGGCTCCTGTGCCGTAACCCAATCCAAGTACACAAGTCTTTCCTACGAACCGCTCGACAGGAAATGCTTTGCTGATGGTCTTGCCATAAATTTTACTGGCAAAGATGGAATACACATCTTCACCCTTGCGGAACTGTTCGACCACGTCACGCTGTCCGGCAAGCCACGCAAGTACCCGCGCCTCAATCTGACTGCTGTCACAGTTGACAACATAGTGTCCGGGCGGAGCCAGAATGGAATTTTTCAATGTCTTCTTTTTCTTGTCGCGGCTCGGCAAGTTCTGGAAATTGATCGCATCTGCACCGGCCCATCGCCCCGTATGCGCTCCGTAATACTTGAGCGGAATAGGCAGCAGCCCCCGATTGCGCTCTCCCACACCGATGAATCTCTCAATGCGTGACTCTTCGATGGTGGACTTCGTACCCAGACGAACTGCACACAGTTGTTGGATATCGGGGTCTTCGTGTTCCAGAAGTGCAATAAAGCCCTCGTCATTCTTGGCAAGGGCGTAGGTTTCCTTGCCCGTAGTCGGGCTAATCTTCATTGGCACGGGTATACCCAACTCCTTCAGCACCGCAGCAAACTGCGGGTTGCTTGCCAATTTAGCCCGGATTTCCTCCTCGTCACCCACTTGCAGGATGCCTTTGAGTCCGTTCAGCAGTGCGGTCTTTTCGGTCTTGATCTCTTCAAGACGAGATACGAGTAGTGCGTCATCAACCGCTAACACAGGCTGCGTGTACATACGCAGGGTCATGTCGATCAGATCTAGTTCTTCTTGCGGGAAAAAATCCGAGAGCAAAACGTTAAACAACTTGAAAGTAAGATCGACATCGTTAATGCAATAATCCCCGTAAGCAGCAAGATCGGCAGGAGTAAAATCTTGCCTACGTTTCCCTTGCGCGTTGATGACCTCCGTACCTTTTTCCCCAAGCGCATACATCTTCACCAGATTAGCCAATGACCCGCTGACTTCTACGCCGTGCTTAGCACGGGCCATGCACAGAGTATCGAAGTAATAAGCAGGGACGATATCAAACGCCCACGCCAGAATCGCCCCATCAAACATCATGTTGTGGCAGAGCAGCGCGGAGTTATCCCAGTCAACTTGATCCAACCACGCCTTGATCTCTTGCTTAGTACCGCTGAACCACTGTGTCGGGGCATCGTCGATCTTCATCCCTACGCCGATGACTTCAAACTGTGGGCTGCGGATGTACTCCTCAGTTGTCATGCGCGACAAGGAAAAACTCTTGTCGTAAAAAGTTTCAAAGTCTAGTGTTACGAACGCCACGCTTACCACCCCTTTTTGCTTTGTCTAACTCTTCTCTTAAATACTTGATCTCGTGGTAGCACTGCCAGAGTACACTGCCCACGGCTAGGAATTTAAATTCGGTTGTTGTCCCCGCGTTGTTGATCTCATCCGGTAGTGCGCGGATCAGATCTAGGATGTCGTCCTCGGTACCCACTACAGTTTCCTCAGTACAAGCATCTGCGGGTAATAACGGATTTCAGCAACCCCTGTACGCAAGTCAATCGCTCGCATCAGACTGTCCAATAGTGCAGCGATAGCCAAACGGTTGTTCTTCACTTCTGGATCAAAGTGCTTACGGAACTGTTCAGTGTACGCCGGGTTGTACGTACACGCCAGATCTTCGATGACGTAGTAACCACCGGAACGCACTGCGTCCCATGCGTTGTTGAACATCGCTGCCATGTGTTCAGAGATGTGGGAGGCGTCGTCAATAAAGAGATCGACAGGTTCAGTGAAAGTGTTCTTGCACAGATCTTCAATCTGGATGTGTACATTGGTCATATCCTTGCAGAGTTCCGCACACTCTTCGCGAATGTCGTAGCCTATGATCTTGGATGCAGGCAAGTAATTGCCCCACATACGCAGTGATGCGCCACACGCCACACCCGCCTCGCAGACCGTCAGATTCGTACTCTTGCGGCTACGCCCTGCCAGAAGTTCATTGATGATCTTCTCGTACTGCACGGTGTAGTTGTGCTTGAGCGTACCCTTGTCGCTACCGTACAGATCAGCAAGCCCAGTCAGCGTCATCTCTTGCAGGTTTACTTCACCTACATTCGGCACATACTCTTCGGGCTTCACGGTGTCCAGATACCGGCGCACCCCACCTCTAGCGAGCGGATCCATATTCCTTCCTCAGTTGGTCACGGACAAGTACAAGTAACTTGCAGATCGTGTGGGTCTCATGCTTCTTTTGCTTGGCTTTAGCCAGCATGTCGTACTCCCGTGCGTATATCTGCACGATGTCCCACCTCAAAACCTCAAGTTCCCCTTCGTCGCTGATCTTCGCCCAAACCGTGTCGGGATTTACAGCGATATTGCCTTCCGGCATCTCCAAGTAGGCTTCTTCCTCACTCATATACGATCTCCTTTGATACTGCTAACCATTCCTGTCCGTACTCTACGTCTTTGAACCCGTGAAACCACGGACCCCCTCTGGTGAAGTGAACAGCAACCGGATTCGGACAGTCGTTGCGGGTGTGCCATCCTTCTAAATAGTTATATGCAATCGGCAGATGACCAACATGTTTACCCGCCCACTGAAGTTGATGCAGGTACATTCCACTTTGCTTGTTTACATCTTGAAGCGTCAGTCCTTCAACCGTGTTCTTGTGTCCGCAGTTGATCAGCATGAGGCTGCTCCAATTCTTTCTCGGGTACTGATGCTGTACTTTGCCGTCCATCTTGTGAGTTTCTTTTGGTGTGTAGTTATGCGGAACTACGCATACTCCGCAGGATGGGTTCATGTAGTCCTGTAGCCCCGCGACATCGCCTCGCCAGAAAAAGTCACAGTCCATGAACACCGCCCACCCCTTGTATCCTGCAAGATACGGCACGAGGAAACGGGTGAATGAGAACTCTGTGGATGACAACGGGTCTTGCTCACGCCAGTATATCCCGCGCTCGCGCATCTCATATTGCTTGATCGGTTTGATGTCGAGCGGTATGGACGTATGCTTGAGCAGGGAGTGACGGCACACTTGGTATGCAATGTCTTCCCGGCTGTCCCAACCGATGAAGATTTTCATTCCCCACTCCTCGCACGGATGGCGTCGGCAACTCTCTTTGCCGTCATACTTATGTTCCATGCTGCGTTAGACTTTGGGTTGTGTTCCCCTGCCGTCATCGCGTCATTCGCTTCATCGTCTGCAATCTTCGCACACGCCTCACGCTCGGCTGCGGTAACGAGGGCGGCGAACTTAGCCATCATTTTTATCGGGACACCATCTTTGTCCGCTTCACAGAATTCGTCTTCTATTTCGCGGTAGTAAATCCCCGCCTCTTGTGCTAATCGAATTATGCTTTCTTCATCCATTGTTCTTCTCCCGTAACTTGGCTTCAACTTCTTTCATCACGGCCCATGCTTCGGGTTCTGCTAAGTTCTCGCACGGGTCTCCACCAGCAAGGCAATCGTTAAACTCTTCGTCGGTCAGCCCCACCCACTCACGCTTTGAGGCTGCGGCAACGAGGGCGGCGAAGCGTTCAAGTTGGTCTTTGTAAAACACAACCACTGCTTCGTCGTAGTGATAATTGATGTAGGCGCTTATCTCTGCACCAACTTCTTTTGCCAGTTGTGTCACTTCGTCGCGGGTCATGGCTTCTTCTCCACCACTTCGCACACGCCGATCTCAATCATCTTGTCAAAGCAGCACTCCATGCAGAACCGTCGCACGGTATCGGCACGACTGAATGTGACGGTGCCAACAACGGTTCCGTGTACCGGGCAGTCGTATTCCGGCTGTTTGATAATTAGGCTTTCAATATTTGGTTGTTCAGTCATGGCTCTTGCACCCATCGCGCATCTTGCGCTCTCAGTTGTTTCACTTCTGCTTCCAATTGTTCAATGCGAGACACGTACCATCTGATCCGCTCACGCATCTCGCGTATCTGTTGTTGGTACTCAGATATGGTGTGGGACATACGATCCCACTCGCGATCCCAAGCGTCTTCTTCGTGGACAACCATACGCCCTCCTATTTGTCGAGCATCCAACCAAACGCCATACCTACAAAAAACACCACAATACAAATCACAATCTCGCCAATCATTGCCTCACGTTGGCGAACCTCAAACTCGGCCTCCATCTTGTCGATCTCCTTACGCAGATCACGGATCTCAGCCTTCAACCTGTCTTGTGCATACTCCATCACGCCACCTCAAATAGTTTCTTACGGTTCTCGCCCTTGTAATGCAGGATCTTTGCGCCCTCATGTACATACTCTGGCAAGCACCCATACTCTGCTTCAACCATCAACGCCACACGTTCGGAGTGCCGCTCGAAAAAGATACGTAGGGCTTCTTGATCTCCGTACCACTTTTTGAACTTGGGATCCAACTCGTCGTAGATCTTGAGCAGATCCATCCATACGTTGTTGTCTTTGACCACAACGGTACATCCGACATATGGATACAACTCACCCAACGTCTTGCCCTTGTAGTCTTCAAACTGCATCCCTCGCTGCTCGATGTTGAACTCAGCGTCACTGTTAAACGATCTTTGCAAGAAGGCAGCGTCCTTGCCGCTCAATAAGTCTTCCACCACGATCTTGTCTTGAATGATCATGTCGGTATCCAGATACATCACAGGAACATCGCTATTCCACTGGGAGTACGCCTTCATGCGCGAATACATCAGATTATCTTTGTCTACATCGACCACATACCGCGCTGCCACGCCCATCACATCCGGAGTCGAGTAATCCGTAAACATGTACACCGTAGCGTCTGGGTTGTGCCGCAGCAGTGACTTGACCATCTTCTGTGGATAAGAAATATCTTGCCCAACGTGGAAGAAAGCGAAGTAACTCGCCTTGCGTTCGCGCAACCCAAACAGAATCTCTAGTTCATGCTTGACCTGTGACACTTGCAAATCCCACGGCGCGTTCATGTTCTCGCGCTGAAAGACCTTGACGCTCGGATACCACAGGCTCTCGTACCCCTTGCGGTTGTTCCAGTACCATAACTTGTTGGCATCGAGCAGCATGACAGGCTTACCCAACGCACCGGCCAGATGCACATTGGCGTTCGACGGAGACACGATCACATCACACAAGTCCATCAGCGCAGCCATGTTATCCAGATCAAAAAACGCTTCAACATCTGGCGTAATCAAGTTTGGGTGAAACCCTTCCGCATCCTTGCGCGAGTCCCCGTACTGAAGGTTGATGAACTTGGTGTTGGGCAGATCGAACAACGTCCGCATACCCTCAAGCCCGACAGACTTGTGCGGCCCAATGACCGGAGCAGTGCTGACCCATGACAGACCGATCACCCGCTCGTCCTTCAGCCCCAGATGTCTGCGCCAATACTTTACATAGTCCAGATCTGCCTTGAGATATATCTCTGACCGGTGCAGCGGAATGTCCCACACCTCGCGTATGAAGTACTTACCTAGACTGGCAATGGGAATGTGCGAGTCATGCTCCGACATCTTTATCCGTGCATTGTGGGACAAGAACGTCACGTTCTCCGCCTTGCACCCACGCTGTAGCAGCCCCGCCAGACGCGAGTCGATCAGCACCGTGACATGAGTACACTCTTCGGCCAAGGCTTGAATGAGTGAGGCATACAACAACTGATCGCCAATCCCCTGCTCACACCAGACCACAGGCCGCTTCATGTGACTGAACCGTACCCATTGCGGGTGCTTGGTGTAGAGTTTGGGTGATTTAAATGCCTTGCTGCCCCACCGCCGCTCGTACCCTTTCCAACCGTTAAGGAAATCACCTGTCTGTAAAGCGAGCAACCCAACAGTCCACGCCGTGTCGTTGTTCTCCGGTTCAAGACGCGCCGCGATATCGAAATACCGCTTCGCCGCATCCCAACGGTGCATCTCCCAATGACAACGCCCTGCCTGCAACATCGTCACGGTGACCATAGGAAGTAGGGAATTGACATTCTCCAAGATGCCAATCGCATCGTCGTACTTGCCTTCCTGTGCGGTCTTGTACCCGATGTCATAGACGTACCGGGCCATATCGAACAGCGTTTGCTGTTTGGGTTGCTGCTCACTCACCAGTAATATCCTCCAGTCTTACGCCTTGAACACGCCCAGTTCGGGGGCGGCACATGACTCCAATCGGTCTCGTGTTCCCACTTCCACTGGCGATACATACGCTTAAACCAACTGATCATGTCATCTCCTGCGGAACAAGTTGGATCAACCCAACGGGCAGCGACACAGCAGTCTTGTTGTCCCTACGCGGGTAGATCAGTACACGGCTTGGATGCTCAAGCATGAGTGCATTGGCTATGCCTTTCTCAATACCCTCAAAGTCATCCAACACGAACACGGTCTTCTCGTGAATGATCTTATTCAGTGGTTCAAAGTCATCCGGAGACAACCGCCCGTCCAGATATACCAGATCGATACTAGGATCTTCCTCTTCTGCCAACTTCTTGAGCATCTCTGTTGATGAAGTTTTTGGAAAGTAAGTCACCATGCCCTTGGTATCTGCAAACAAGTTAGGAATGTCGTTTGACATGTCGCAAGTATCGATAGACACATATTTGTCGGCCATGTACATCGCCATCGTAGATACACCAATAAACGTACCTACTTCAGCAATGGTGCTTGGCTTAAAAAACTTTACTAGACGATACAACTCAGCAGCATCGTTCACACTCAGCGACCCGGTGTTGTATTCAGCCTTGCGGCGGTACTCCTGCCTATTCGCAATCATGTCCTCAATTTCTTGCCACGGTATATCGCTTACCTTCTCATCCACAATGTTCCAGAACAACTCGCTGAATCGGCGACGTCCAATTTGCAGGGAGTTCATGCTCGCTTCCTCGCCGCGATTTCACGGTTCAGATACCACGCAGCCTTCTCAAGATCCTGCACAGGATCGGAGTCCTTCCTACCGGCACGGCTCACATACTTGATGACATTGCCCAGTCGGTAGTTCAGATCCTTGGCCTCGATGAAGTCGATGGTCTCGATGCCCCCCGCCTTGTAGTGGGGAGGATGGTTGACGGGATCGGGCTTCGGGAGCAACGCCTTTAGTTCAGCCTTGGTAATCTGCGCCGCTTCGACAATCTTCGACGGCTTCTTCAACCCCACTTTTGTAAACACCTTGCTTACAAATTCAGAGTTCCTCTTTGCCTGCCACTTCACTTGATGCACAAGATTCGGACTGACATTCAACCGCTTGGCGATCTCCTTCGCTGTCAGTTCGGGGCGGGATACAAGCAATGCGTTGATGCGTTGCGTCTTGGTCTGCTTCTTCTTAGACATGATTTAACTCCTTGCGTAGGGTTTCTACGTTTGTTTCATCGATCACTAATGCGACTCCACCCGCTTTGCGGATGTCATCGTGGTTCTTCAACTGCAATGCGGTGGGCTTACCACCGTTCGCTTTACATTCTATACCATAAAACAAACTTTCTTTACATACAATAAAATCTGGTGCGCCGCTGTTCCCGTAGCCGCCTGTAACTGGCATCACGTAGTAACAGCCCAGTTCATTCAGAATCTTTTTGACCTTGGCCTTCACCTTGGCTTCCGGTGTCATGGCTTATCCTTCCTATCACTTGTTTGTATGTATCTTCACTAACTCGGACAACGAATGACCGGGGGGTATTTGGATCATTAAGCATCCAATCCGATTGATACCCCCCACGCCATCCGATGGTGTTGTCTTTGGAACCAAACATGAGCAGCCCCAACTTATGCTTGATCTCATCTGGCAAAGTTGTGTCAGTGAAGTAACGAATCGTTGTAGATCCTTGGCTACCCTCAACGACATACTGATCATCTTTAAACGTTACCATCAGAATTTTCATACTCACCCCGCATCAACCATGACTGACCGTACGCTCTCGTAAGTGAGGTAAGACACACCCGTCTCTGCGGAGAATGTGGACTTGTTACTGTCAACGTGCGGCACAAGGTCATGTGGTTCTGCGTCAAACTTTAACTCCGGGTGCCTGCCCTGCAAGTGCAACTTGGCATAGGTCAACGACGGCAGAATCTCGTCGCGCATTTCCCCCGGCATATCCTCCAGACTGCGGAAGAACTGCATGGGTACAGTCTCTACAATCCCCGGCTTGTCACCGATGTTATGCACAGATTCCTTCTGCAGGTGATCCCATGAGTGAGCGATATCGATCTGCCGCACCGTGTAGCCATGTGAAGGCATGTAGGTCACGAACCACTTGCGCGGTTCAAACATGCGGCGCATCAGTCCCTCAACTTCCTTGCGGTTGTTGTCTCGCCGGTCACGCTCATTGCGTACCGTCTCCAACGTCTCACGAATATCCGGACGAACATCAATCGCATTGCGCTCATTGAAGAACACTTGTACCAACGCGGCGATGGCTGTGTTGTTGAGTAGATCCCGATAAATCATATGCATGTTGCGCTGATTAACGAGACTGTTGTAGCCAAAGCGTACATGCCCCTCAATCAAAGACGGCATCACCCGTCGTGCATCACTGATACGGTCAGTAAGTTCGTCCCATGCCTTGGTTCTTGAATTGGTCAGTGCCTTCGCCATGTACATGGGTTTGTTGGTCTCGACCACCACTTCATACCCATGAATACTGTTGATGCGGCCACACACTGATGCACTGATGCCGTGAGCATCATTGTGAACAACACGCAGTACCCGACACCCTTGGTACGAGAAGTCCAGAATGGCAGGGCCACTATTCTGACTGAACGATGACACCTGCATCTGCATCTTCGATGTGATGTGCAGCGCAGGGCGGTACAAGTCAGACATCATCAGCGCAATTCGTTCAGCCTCTGGTACAGAGGCGTCATACATCTTGTTCATCGTAGTCTCCTCAATCGTTGTTGTATTCGACAACACGCCCCACAGGCGGGTCGAAGTCCTTGTTACTCGTCACCACCCACAGTGTAGGCGGCATCCCATCCCAGTCGATCTCGCTCTCGACGAGACCATCCGTGAACACCACGATGCAGTCCGGGCGATGCCCTGCCTCGCGCATGTGCTTGCTGACCGATGACACTCGCGTACCGCCACCGCCCTCTGGCTTGAGCAGTTTGAGGATATCGTTGTACTGGTCTGGCGTGAACACTTGCTCACAATGCACCATCGTGTCCCACCACAACACACGCACACGCTCGGGTTGAACAGTCTGGACAAGCGAGTGAATCTCTGCCGCGCCTTCTGCGATCTGCGCAGCACTGATCGAACCCGACGTGTCGAACGCGAACACCACCTCGTCCACGGTCTCGGCCACTGTTGTCGGCATGATCACATCCATCGATAACCAACGTCGGTCGAGGCGGCGTAGCGACACATCATCGTCCTTGCCCTGCGTCTGGTTAATCACAAACTCACGCATGACATCAGTCCAGTCAACCTTCGGCACGAGCGAGTCAGACACAGCACGAGGCATCTTCTGTCCCATCTTCCCGGCCAACATGCCGCCCTGCTGCAACGCTTGCTCCACGCGGTTGGTCAACTCCTTGCGCTCATCGTCTGTCATGCCTTTGACTTTCGACAAGTCATGGTGATCGAGCGTACCGCTCTCCTCTTGCGAGTTGCTCTGACCTTGACCTTGCTCGCAGGGTTTGCTCTGTCCCTTGCGCTTGCGCGGCGGGGGCGGGTTCTGCTTGAGGTCACGGTACAC